TGGTAAATATATATTTGTGTGCTGTGCATCACTTTTAGCTATTTCAAAACTCATAGTAGTAGCTAATTCTAATATACTATTCTGCCATGACAGATTTCCAACCGCTGGGGATATATCAATCCTGTCTGCAAATATCCTCATTTCGTGTTCACCAGCCTAAATTCTGAAAGGGTAAGGTCAAAATATAAGTCCCCATCTTTTTTTATTGTATACTGAAAATCATCCACACAGCACACCATATTAATAGGGGTTTCGGTTATGATCAGCCTAATAGGGTACTTTGCCTCAATCCATTTATCTATGATATACACATATTCAAATCCTTTATAAGTCCTGTCTTTTAGGAACGGATAATCACGGATAGGGAAGAAGCTGCTTATGGTAATACTCTTTAACCCCGGCTTTCCAATCAGCTTTAATTCACCCTGTGTGACCGTTTCAAAAACCTCGTTGTTCTGAGGTTTTGATACTGTAAACTCTGCAGGGAGGACGGGCAGACAAATGACTTGTTCTCTGTTATTTACACTTAAATAAATATCCATATCCGTCCTCCTTACATATTTGCCAGTGCCAGTTTTAGTTTCGGCACTATTTCGTTTACTACCTCATCAGCCGTTTTGCCGCTTGCATTAACATAGATTTTAATGTCATTATTATTTGTTGTAACAGATCCGCTTTGCCCTTTGCTGTAATTTCTGTTTTCCGCCGCAGTCAGAACACGTTCGCCTTTGTGCAGCTTTGCAATATATCCGTCAAATGGCACATTGGGAAGACCGCCTGCGTGAGAGCCGTCAATGCTGCCGCTGTCCTCATCCGTACTTTTAAACAGCTTTACAACGCCTTTGATGGGGTTCTTAAGAAAGTTTTTTAAGCCTTCCCACAGTTCTTTTATCTTATTAACACCCGATGCAAATGTTTCTTTGATACTTGTCCAAAACTTTGAGAATATCTCTTTGACAGCGTTCCAAATCTCAGCGGTTTTTGCTTTGATGCTATCCCAGTTTTGAATGACATAACCTACAACCAGTCCGATACCGCCTGTGAAAATACCTAATATCCAAGGCCAGTATGCCACAAAGAAATCTGCTATGCTGTTCCAAATATTCACCGCAGTTGTTTTGACCCATTCCCATGCCGCTTTTATTCCATTGCACACGGCATCCCAGTTCTTCCATAAAACCACGCCGATTGCAACAAGGGCACCAATGGCTAAGATAATCCACCCGATGGGGCTTGCCACAAATAAGGCATTTGTAATAGCCTGAACCGTATTAAATGCAGTGGTTGCCGCTGTCTGAACCCCTGTCATAATAGCTTGAAGCTGTTGTGAAAAGGTCATGGCTACGATTTCTTTCTTCTGAGATTTGTTTAGGGCAATCGCCAATGTCTGAACGACATTTGCCGCGGTCATTGCTACTTTCCACGCAGTTACCGAAGCTGTGATTCCTGCAATAATCGGCGCAAGCCATCCCCAGTTGTTAACAAAGAAGTTGTAAACAGAGGTTGCCGTATTAAGTATTCCGCTAAGAGCGCTACCAAGTCCGCTGAAGGCTCCGCCGAGGATATTTCCGATTCCTTCAAGGTCAGTTCCTGCAAGTGCAGTTTTGATACCTTCACCGATTCCGCTAAGCAGGGCAGGTGCATTTGTCGTGATAGCTGTTGCCAGTTTCTTTATTACTTCCGTAAACCCTGTGATAAGCATCGGCAACATTGATGGCAGGGTATCCGTTAAAACACCTATGAATGATGGCAGCATTTGTGCTAGACCGTTCACCAAAGACATAGCACCTGTGGTTATCTGCGGCATAATACTTCTAAAAAGTTCAGGTATCCTTGGCGACAGCTGTTTTATGATTTCAGAAAGACCTCTTGTGAGGTTGGGCATTAGTTCACCCACATTGCGTGACACCACCTTTGCAACATTAATAAATGCTGATGCAATCCCTTCAGCACTTCCGGTGCCGGACATAAATGTCTTAAACGCCACCTTTGCCGTATTAATAGAACCGGCAAGAGTATCGTTTTCTTTTGCATAGTTCCCGGCTGCATAGGCTGTCTTTTCCAGAAACATCTGCATGGCAATGCCGACTTTCTCCTGTGTGGACATGGTCTTGCCCATAGTCTTAATGCCTTTGGCGGCGGCATAAGATTTAATTGCCGTATCGTTGATCGCAACGCCCAAATTATCCATCATTGTAAAGTTGCCCTTTGCCGCGCCTGCCACGGCTTCCATCGCAGCGTCAACACCAATACCCATAATCGATGCAACGTCCGCCGCCCTTTGCATTGCGCTTGTGGTCATGTTAAGTGATTCTTCAATGGTGAAACCTGAGCCTTGAAACAGCGCTCCCATTTTATTGGCCGTGGCCAAATAATCCGACATGGAAAGGCCCATTGTTTCAAAAGCACTGCCGGCTGTATCCTGTAGTGTCTTGGCGAAGTCAGCAAATACTGCCTCACTGCCGCCGATGTTTTGCTCCAGCTCACCTGCCATATTAAGAGATTTAATTGTAAGACCTGTCATTGCCGCGACACCGGCGGCAGAGGCAGTCAGAAACACCTTACCTGCGGCAGATGCTGCTCCGCCCAACTTTTTTAGAGACCCCACGGCAGAGGAAGAAGATTTCTTGAGGCCACCAAGCTCAGAGGTTGCTTTTTTGATGTTAACGAAAAAGTTGCCTTCATTCAGCGATAAAGTTGCCCCGATATTCCTGAATTTTTTCGCCATCTAACTTCCACCTGCCAATGCTTTAAATTTTTCCGTTTCCTCTTCGATATGCAAAGCCATGCTGGCCAATAGAAACTGCTTTTCTAAAAGGGACAAACCAACAAAGTCTCTGAATCTCCAGCCCCGCTGCAGATAATGATGCATCATGTAAAGCTCACTATCTGCAGCGATTAGTTTTTTAAATCATCAATGGGCTTTACCCCGTCAATATACCCTGCAAGCTTAATACATTCCACCGCAATCTGCGGAATTTCGCCCACATCAAAGATTTTCTCCACGATCTCCATAGGTTCTACGCACCCGAACGCGTCCTGTAGCTGTTTTGATTTCAGAGAAGGTTCTATTATGCAGGAATACACAATATATGCGTCTCCTCTTTCCTCCATCTCCTGCGCGTCACGGGCAAGAGCCGCATCCGGCTCCTCTATGGTAATCGTGCCGTCAAGGGACTTAACATACAAATCCTTGGTTTTCTTTTGTTTTTTGCTTTGAAGCATCTGCTCTTTTCGTCGCACAAGCTCATCGATTGTAATTTTGGTATATTTCTTCATCTTAACACCTCCACATCATCTAACCCTTACCAAATCGGGGAAATCAAAATCGGTAAAGCCGCCGCTGTATTCTTCCTCCAGCATTTTGGCGTTTTCAAAGCTCATAAGCGTTAAATCCCCAAACCAGCAGTTGTTGAGCACAAGCCTCTCACTTCCAAAGGCGTCGGGGTCATCCAATTTACCGATTAACTGGCAGCGAATATCTCGGCCTTGCTTAATTGCATTTGCCAGCTTGATTTGTCCTCTTGAAAAGATTTTCTTAATGGTAAAGGAAAACTCTCCGGAGTAGCCTGTGAGCTTTGAATCCTTGCTCATCTGCATGGCAAAGTCCACATCTTCGCGCTCAAGCTTTAGCGTTGCCTCAAACTTTGAAACCTCGAATACCGGTTCTCCGTCCCAATAAAGCATGCCCCACTTGCCGTTCATCACACGGGGCGCCGTAGGTTTTTGCGCCATCTATCTCACCATCCTTTAACTCATATAAATCGTGAACTTCAAATCCTCCATAGCATCTTGAATTTGAATATTCGCTTTTACGAACACATTCGTACCAGTGTTTGCCGTCTTGATTTTTTCCTCATCCCAGCCGGATATATTCCTTGTCTGCTTTAACCAGTTTGCGGTAGCATCAATATCTATCTCCGCCTTGTTGTCAAACTTATCATACAAAACGCCCGAATCCGCAAGATCCTTTAAATATTTGTTCACGGCCGCAAGGAAGATGATTTTATTGTCATAGCTGTTTTCAATCTGCCCGATAAACTCGTCCTCAAAGGTAGTGCGGATATCGTCACGGATCATATCGGCGGCTTCTACAATCTTTATCTTTTTAAAATCTTCACCTGCAGTGTCTGAAAGAGTCATTAAGGAATTCACAGCTCTTGCAATTTTAATTTTTGTTCCGTCATTTATCAGTATCAGCTTGCCTGCGTCAATATCGGCATCAGGTTCTTCGCTTTCTTTTATAGTTTCCACCTCCGACAGGGCATAGTATGTGGCGCTGCGGTTTAGAGGAAGCCCCGCAAGAATACCTGCAATTCTCGGGCAGTATTCGGCTGCGGTATATGTTTTTGTGCCTACCTTGATACCGTC